ATTTTATCCTGTGTGGACATCTGGTGATCCTTGGGCAGTACTTGGACCACAATGAGCGCCGCCGAGAGGGGGACACAAAGCATCCGCACCGGCTGGATCTGGTGCATGATGTACTACTAAAATATTATGACAAAATACTTTATTACTAGTTGCACCCAATGGGCCGCCTCCGTGTGAATTTGGATCACCATCAACTGAAACTAATAAATTATTTGCTTTAACAGTGGAATTTCCTGCAACTACTGTTGTGGCTCCACATGCCCTTGCATCTGTATCTCTATGTATTGGTATCGTCATAACATTATTTATTACTTAATAAGGCCTGCTTTTGGAGATGTTATAATACCTGTTGTCGCTTTAGTATATTCTTGTGTTACTGCATCCTGCGATTCTGCCATCGCAATAACGTTACGTTCATGCACATTAATTATAAGTTTATTTGCATCTGCTGTCATCATATATGGAGCAAGTCCCATACCTTGCGGAGTTACTGATAATACTACTGGTTTTATAAACACATAAAAATCATCTTTAGATTTACCAAGTTTAGTAACAACTTCTTCGCCCGATATTAACTTAACACTTACAATCTCATTTTCTTTAAATTTATTTGTTTTTAACATTTTTTACTCCCATGAATCATCATCAACTGTATACAATGAATATTTTGCTGTTAATTCATCACCTATGTTAATGTTATTTTGTGTTACTAAATATTTAACTTTTATTTGGTGCCAGAATCCATTGAATACAACACAATTGGGTTCATCTGAATGATTATAAAAAGCACCCAATGCTGTTCTTATATACCCATGTGGAAAATTTTTATTTGCGATATGCACAATTCCTAATACAGTATCTGATTTAAACTCCTTTGTTGCTACTACGCCTAAACCATCTATACCGCTATCTTTAATAGTTAATCCGTCTGGCAATGGTCTATACATTATAAATCGCCTTCCTTGCGATTTTCGCTATGCCAAACATCAAACTTACCGTCGGGATATCGTTCTTGTAATTTCTTTACATTCTCTGCAACTACTTCATTTGGGTCCAAATTAAGAGCCCTGCAACTGCTAATCCAATACCACATAATATCGCCCAATTCGCGTTTAAGATGAAATACATCCATAGGCTTGCCTTGAAAAATACACTTCTTAACGATCTCACTAACCTCGCCTCCCTCGCTTGATAATCCAATTGCCCCTGTTAACAGTAATGCCATGTTAATGCCTTCTTTTTCTAAATCAGACATTCGTTGCACCATTAGTGCTAATTCATTGCTCTCAACCGAAGTTACTGCTTCTACAAAATCTTGATACTTATTTAAGTCTACATTGGCGGCCATATTTTATCCTCTTTATAACATATTGCTTTACCTTGTAAGAGATAGAATGCACTGCAATCTTTATTCATAACATACGATAATGCATGATCAGCGGTTGTCTTATCGGTTTCAATATATGAGATTACATCCGCTCCTGTTTTAATCCACGATGCTACTTCAACTATAGGCGGCAATGCGGCACAACCCATACAAGGTAGGCATACTAAAAATACACCAAACTGTTTCATTTTTAACTTTTGTTTAATTATAACTTAATAACGAAAAGATGTCAAGACTTAAAAACGTTTATTAATAAATCTAATATGCCCTGATACGGGTCTTGTATTACTGTATGTTATAAAACCAAAATACTGTTTATATGTTGCACTAGTCGAATCATCATCTGCCCAAAATACTTGTGTATCTGCTGTAACCGCCGCGTCCATTTCAACAGTTGTATTACGTGAAACAAGTGCTACGCTTGGCGTCACGCCATATTTTGTGTTAAACGCGGCATCCGATAATGCTGATGTGCCAGCATACTCATTAGTAATAACTGGGTCACCATAAATTGTTACTATTGGTGAAACTATAACACCTAAGTCAAAATCTGCACCAACTGCAAAACTAATTGCACCAGTTGCATTCATAATGTCCATTTCATTCCACTGGTCTAGTATCAATGCGTGACCATAAACATTAGTTCCATCAGCAAGCATAGGCATACTAACAGTTGCTTTACCTGTTCTTACAACATGATAAGTTACTGGGCCGGCGTCATACCACTCAACAACATAATCCATCTCAAGATTTCTTGTTCCGGAAGTATTATAATAAACACCACCTATATTAACTTGATTTGTTGTTGAACTTGAACCTAAAAGACGCATTGTTTGCGTACCTCTTACTTGGTTGCCGGCCGATCCTGAAACATTTGTTGGTCTACATTCTCTAAGTAATGGATTTCCAATTGCTATATTTGACCATAGATCGCCAGCATTATTTTCTGTAACAATCTTAATATTTGATCTTAAATGTGATAATTCTCTAGTTGGTGTGGAACCTTCCATAAGCCACGAATGGTTAAGAAACTTTGCCATATTACTTGCCGCTACATGACTTCGTGTGCTAAATCCTAAATCACTATCAAATGTATATGATGGTATTGCACTTTCTGCTGTACTATTACCATCTGTATCATCACCAAATCTTGCAATGCCTTTACCACCTGTTAAACTGCTATTACTATAATAGGCTATTCCTTCTGTAACAAATGCGGCATTGATTGCATTGCTTGCTGATGTGATCCATTCTTGCAACCAAGTTTTAACAGTCTTGGCGGCCGCGTTAGTATAACTCGTATCAGTTATTTGAGCATTATTAAGACCAATAACGCCTTCGCCAGTTGATTCGTCAAAATATAATTGATCAACAGATAGTTTCAAAGTTAAGTCAGTTAAACTGCCACTGCTAAGATTAAAATTTGCATTAAATGCACTGATAAGATTTGTTTCTAAATCTTTCTTATTTAAGTATACAACATATACGATGTCATTTGATACTAAGGCTTCAACTAAATTTAACTGATTAGTGCCACTGATATTATAATCACCAATAACAATTGGTACACCATCTGGATCGCCCGGTAATAATTTTTTATGACTATAATTTGCTGGAGAGTATTTGTAAATTTTTAATGTTTGGTCATTAATACCAGTTTCCAATGTAATTGAGGCGCCGGCTAATGCACTAAGTCCTGAATGTATTTTTTCAACTGTAAACGGGCCTACACCTGTTTCGTTATCAATAATAGAACGCTTTACTGTAAACTCAATAATATTATCAGTAAGCAAAGAATTAACATGGTTATACCCACCGTTAACATTTCCTACTTGAACTGTTTTATTATGAATACCACCTAATGCATCGGCTGTATCGTTGCCAATAAATAATTCACGAGTGTCAGTAGTTAATCCAATTTCCCCCGGCTTTAAAGGAAGCGGAAGATCACGGTGTAACCCGCGGCGTTGTTGCATTCTAGTTATTTTTGCCACAGCATAAATCTCCAGTATTACTTAATATTAGTATTTATCATAAACCTTGTAATATTCTTTTAGTTTATCAAGCCACTTACTAATATATTCATCAAACTCATCTTGTTCAATAGTAAATTCTAAATACTTTCCTTCATGTGTAACCATCATAATAACAACTGTTTTTATATCTGTGCCAAATAATTCATTATGTGCCATAGCATATGCTGAACCTTGTAAAAAATAATCCTCGATCCATTCTCGTTTTTTTACTGAACGAGATGTTTTAAAATCTATAATGGCGGGTTTATCTTTCCAAAGTCCTACACAATCTGTAGTACCTGCATAAAGTTCGGGAGAATATAATGATGCTTCTAATCCCCATACTTCATTAACATTTACAAGGCCATTTTCAATAACTACGTCTGCTAATTTAGATGCTATTTGTCTAAGTAAATTTGTGCCGCCAGGACGCTCTATACCTAAACAATGATTTTCTAAATGTTTATGTGTTGCTGTACCTAAATTTCCGGCTTCTACTAAAATACGTTGTGCTTCTTCTGCTCCGACACGAGCTCTCCAAGCATTAATGCCAGACATATCTTTCATGCGGCCAAGGATAGTCGTTACAGAAGGTACCTTTGCATTTCCTGTATCATAAAGACGTTCGCCATCTTTATCTGTTCGTTTTAATTTGGGATATTCGTATAATTTGTTTATTAATGACATTCTTATAGTATACTACAAGAAATATCATTTGTCAATAGCCTATTTACCAAGTAACATGCCATTTAAAAGTAGTATTGGATGTCGAGGCATTCTTCTGCCTAATAATTGTATAACCTAAATCTACAAAGTTTTTAATTATTTCTGCCATTTGCTGTGTGTATGTTGTATCGATAGCAGTTGCTTGCCATACATTATAATATGTTTTACTTACATCTGTTGCATTTGTTATGCTTGCGGTAATACCAACATCTGATAAAATTGTGCCGGACCCGGCGGCAATTGTTAATGCAAAATTATTATTATCGCTTGAAATTTTTAATGTGCCGGCGACTGATGTTTTACTTGCTGTAATACCTGTTAGTGCTAAAGTATTAATATCATCTACTAATGAATTAAGTGTTGTTCCACTAGCAGTAACCGTAGTACTATTAATAGTAAAAGTATCTGCGGCTGTTATTGTTGGATTATTAATTGTTCCTGTAACGGAAATAGCAGGGGTACTCATTGTCATTACAGTGCCGTCGGAAACCGTTGCGTTTAGTAAACTATTACTAACCGCTGTTAAAATCGCTTCCTCAATTACGCGGACTTCCCTAAGTATAACAAGATTTCCTTGTCCTTGTAACTTAGCGTCGGCGGCACTAATCATTATATTGTTAACAGCCATTTCCTCTCCTAAGTAAGTGGATTAGCACTATCTGCCGCTTGTGCAACGGTATCTTGTGCTTGATCGGCATCTGTTGTAGCATCTGGTAAATTCTCTACTTTTAATGTTATCATTTCTACTGTAGCAGTATTTACTAAATCTGGCATATCATTAAGTGTATCAATTAATAATATTTTATCTATATCTATACCATTGTCGTGTAACTTCTTAATAACAAATTCCGTTTCAATTTCAGTTATGCCTTGATTTTTCATCATGAACAATAGATCGCCAATTTCTGATTTAATTATATCAGCATTGGATCCTTGATCTTCACTAAAAAAAATCTCAGCAAGTTTCATTACTTTTCTTCTCTACCTAGTGGTGACTCTGCTGGGCCTGCAACTTCATCGGCGCCGCCCATCATATCTTGAGTATCTTCTGCTGGAACTTCGCCTGGTATTTCTGCGGCAGGTTCCTCTTCGGGCATCCCAGGCATTTCTGGTTCTGCACCCATATCTGGAGCAGGAACTTCGCCACCTTGTAATGCTAATACTTGATCACCCATTGCATCTTTAACGCCTATAATAGCGTCTAGAGCAGATTGTAATTGTCCTTTTGCTGTATCATTAAAAGACTGTGCCTGTTGCTGACCTAAGTTATACTTAATCTCATCAACTAGTGGCATCAATGCCTTTGTTTGAAGTTCTGCTAAATCTTCTGCCATAGCAGTAAGTTTATCAACCATATCCTGTGCGGCCAAAAGAATTTGAGCATTTTCAATCTCATCTGTTTGTTCCGAAAGATTAATTGGTTGCACCGTAGCCATAATTGAACCTTCGCTATTACTAAGAAGCATATTTACTGCTTCAAGCATTAGCATAGTCTTCACATAACCTTTATCACTATGATATTCATTAAACTTACTATTGGAGGCAATTTTGTTTTTACGAACTTCTAATTTACCTTTGGCCTCAATAAGGTTTGTCCTTGACGAGGTATTGTCAACGGAGACACCAAATTCTGAATTAAGCCAACGGTTAATTCTATTAAAGTGTATTGTATTATTTGATAAATCGTTTAAAAACATGCTTATCCCCTGTTTATTACTGGATAAACATATTTATGACTTTTGTTTCGAATTTCGAAGTTTCTCTCTTGCGTGAATCGCCTGATCTCGAGCAATTTCAAACTGTGTTTCCATAAGAACATGTTTTTGCCAGTTTCCTTGTTTCGCATATATTTTGCGTTTTTTGTTATAAAATATTGCTTTATAAAAATGTTTACAAAATTGTTCATTCTCTCGGATAATTTTTTTAACTTTTTCCGATTCTATTGCATTTCCTTTGTTTAATAGATATGCAATATTAAATGCAACTTCATACAATTCGATATTATCAACAAGCGTATTATTAGTTTCTTTACAAAAAATTCTATAATGATTAATATCTTCCTTAACAACTTCCCAAGTATTACCTAAAATACCTTTTTTATGTATAATAGGTTTACCTTCCTCTACAACATTATTAACAACTTTATTGAGAGTAACTTCTAAAGTTTCCAGTATCTTTTTCATATCAGTAGCACTAGTCATAACTAACACCTCGTCATAGTTTATATTACTTATTACTATTGTCGATTCGCCCAAAATTTCTGTTGATGGTACTGCTCTTCCGCCCGTACTTTTTTACCAGGAACTGGTTCTAACTCTGATGGTAAACATACACGATGCACATCAAAACTAACTTGTCTACCATAAAAAATATCTGTAATATCTGGAACTTGCATAATAGTATATTTGCCATGATAATCAGGTTCTAAGGATTCAATAATACTTTCTTTAATCTCATTAAAATTATCCTCGCCTTGATCTCTAACCATTATGCAAACTTGCTTTGCTTTTGAAACAGGGTCGTTACCTCTTCCCTGAAAATTTTTTTCTCCTGCTCGTAGCATTGTTTCAAATGTTGCGCGGTGGCCTGAATTCCATGGATTAAATCTTCCTAAAAATAATGCTGTTGGTTTTGACCAATCAATTTCTGCATGATATTCCGGAAGGTCATTTGGATTATAAATCATCATTAACTTCTTTAAAATAATGGCCGTCTTGGTCTTCTTGCCTCATTAAAATGCCACGTTTAACTAAATTATTACAATGCTCTAATTGTCTTTCGTCTAAATCTGTATGTCGTAGCCGGCCTTCTTTTTGAACCGCTTCAACCAATTCATTTTCTTCATTATTAACCCAAGTCTGAATGCCACCTAAAATTTCTGTATATTTCATTGTTCTACTTCCTCAACATTCTTTGGATCAAAAATAACTATGCCTTCTGCTTGATTATCACTAACAGCACCATCATAGCCTTTATCTTTTAATCCCATAGTTAGCATACCACCAAACATTGGGTCGTCGCTGTATTCCCATGGTTGAAAACCCATGGATTGTTTTATCTCACCAAAGTCTGCTCCAGCACTATCTGCCATCTTAAGACCTGGCTTAACTCTATATTCTTTAACTTCGCCGTCTACTTCCTTAGCAAAAAAGTCTGCCATGGACGATGACCATGTTAAATAAACACCATTTCCTAATGCTCCTAAACCAGTGCCGCCGCCGCGTCCTGATGATCTTTGGCCGCGATAAAACACACCATCGTTGCGGTCCATTAAATTATCCCACAACTGGTTTTCAACAATTCGACTTTTAAAGTCTCGCATTAGTTCGGTTAAATTCATTAGTCTTCCTTTGATGACCAATCTGGTTTACTATCGTATGCTTTCCATTCATCATAATCTAAATATATATCTGAATCTCTATCATAATACTTGCCTTCTTTTGGATCATAATAAACTACTTTACCAGACAACGTCATAAACGGGCCTTCTAGGCCTTGGAGTTCTGTATAACGCTCTTTATCAATTGGTGGCATTGTTTGGTAGCCTTCTTCAACCTCAAGTGACTCTTGATGTATGTGTCCCATTGCATCACGATGTAATTCTTCAATTGCGGAAAGTAGCATATCGGCCGCTTGGGAAACTTTTCCAAACCCGCCTGTATCGCCGCCGATTTCTCCAGTTTTCCTTGCAAGCATACTATCTTCTGAAAAACGTTCTGCAATCCAATCTAGTCTATTTGATACTTCCATAAATTGTTTATGAACAAACCTTTGATCATCGTCAGATCCTGCATCTTCTCCAATCTCGTCATATTCAATTTTGCCTGGCTCTTTTTTATCCCACCAAGCCTCTTGCATTTCTTCTTCTTTGAGAACGCCTTTGTCTTTAAGTTCATTAAGAATACGTTGAGTTTCAGTAGCAGGTGTATCTAATTCCTCTACTGTTTCTAAAGTTACAGTATCGTAATGCTTGTTGAGTCTATCAGCAAGTTCTTTCATCTCATCAATGAGGTTATTATAAGTTTTTACTGTCATAATATTATCCTATTTGTATTTCTTTCCTTTTTTAGCATCTCTTGTTGCTACTGCATACATAACGCTGTCTGCATCTTTTCCATATTTTGAAAAACTCTTCTTATGTTTTTTTAACTTTTTTACATTATGCTCTTTGTTTTTTTTTTCGGATCCGGAAAGTTTTCTTTCGTCTACGCCTGCCAAATCTATTACATCATGATGATCGTCATTGCCCATATCGCTATATTGTTGCATATCAGAATCATAACTATAAAAATGCTCTCCTAATTCTTTCATTGGTACAATTATTGGATCTGAGGCTTGCATTACAACTGAATGATCTTTGCCCCATTCTCCGTGATCGCCAACGTGTCCCATTCCCGATACTCGTGGCAAAAGTTTCTCTGCTTGTGCATACGTTGGAATATTCTTAGCAAGTACATTACCTGCATCACCTTTCATTTTATAACGGCCTTCGCCGCTTTCAGGATCATTGTCACCGTACCATTCAGCATACTGTCCGTGCCATAAAATTGCATACGGTGCATCGCTCATTGGCTCGGCATCATCGTCGCCATCGTATGATGCTATTTCATCATCCATATCAAAATCATCATGTGCTTCGTTTGTTTCTTCTTTATGAGCAATAAAATCTTGTACCATGTCAAGATTCATATCATGTAACTTTTTCCAATCTGGATCATCGGCCCATTTAATACCTGCTGCCTTATCATCAGGTATTGACCCTTCCATCTCTACACGTTTAAAATCATCGGCAGAATCTAAATCATTATCTTTAGCAATTGCATCTAATGCTTTCGTAACACCATCATATTTTTTACCGTTGTACACATAAGGATGATCGGCATCAATAATATCACTATGAACTTCATCTCCACCTATATATACTTTAAACACTATACCGCCATCATAGCGGTCGCCGCCAATTTCATAATAATTCTCAGGGCCATAGCCCTTTGGCGTAACATCTGTTATTTTATAATCTTTCTTTTTAGACATGCGTTTTGCAACTTCTGGTTTTACATTGCCCTCTTTATCAAAAAACTTTGCTAAATGTGGTGGCAATGAAGTTTCAGTAACATTCTTCTTACCAGCAAATAAAGAATCTTTAGGCATATCAATACCATGCGGATTCTTGTTCTTTTTGCTTTTCTTTTTTGTACCTGTCCGTGAAATCATTCCGCCATCACCGACCGAACTGATCGAAACCGCAATCGAACCTGCACCTGTTGCACCAGTAGTTGTTTCTTTTAATTTAATCTCATCAATCTTCATTTCTGTATCCCTGAAAGTTTTTTAAGATATTGAATGTCTTCGCCAACTGGATTTGTGTTTGCTTGCACTGTCCGGCCGGCCCATATTTTGCTTTTAATATAAGATAACATAGTTATAAATGCGGCATGAACTTCTTTAATTACACTGATCGCAGTAAAAAATGCGCCTATTGAGGTACTGGCTGCGGTCTGCATAACCTTATCCATATTATCTTTAAGCATATCAAACGTTCCAATAAAAAAATCTTTAATACTATCAATTGCTGTGTCGACTGCTAGTCCAACAAGTCCTTGAACTTTTACTTTAATAAATGATATAAAACCATATATGCCTATAATAGTCATAAATCCAGTCCAACCTGTTATAGCCAACAACGATTGCACCTTGGCCACAAGGAAGTCTTTAACCCATATTACTTTATCAATCAACTCTTGTGGAATTGACCCACCTGATATTTGTTCAATAAATTTATTAAAAAGGTTAATTAACGGTTTCCAAACCGTGTTTGTAAAATATTTTTTAATTTGTTGGAGTATTTGTGGCAGGCCATCTGGGTTTGTTATAGTATCTTTTATTAGTATAGCGGCATCTTTAAAATCTTTAATACCACCGTTAATGTCATTAACGGTGGTAGTATATTTGTTACCAAGGTAAGTTTTAACTGAATCTAACATTCCTTCATAGAGTTCTTGTTCATATAGAATTTGTTCTCTATATTTAAATGAATATACCGATTCAGTTAAAGGTATTTCAACACCTAAAACATTTCGAATATGTGATTCTGATAACTCGGCTACCTTATTATATCTAGTAAGACCAAAAGGTGATATAATTGTTGTCTCTTTCAATATAATATCATTTATTATCATTTCTAAATCCCTGAAAGTTTTTTAAGATCCGTAATTTGTTCATCAATAAAAAATTCTTGCGGAACCATAAATGTCTTTCCGTCAGCACTTTTAAATTCTATTTCAGATTCACCTGGTGTTACTGTTGCTTTAAAATCTTTAAGAGCAGTTTGTCCTGCATTTTGTCCAGACTTAACATTAACAACCGCTTCTGGTTGTTCCATATCAGTTGGTGCTACTGTTCCTTGTGAACCTTGTGCTGTTGGTGAATTACTTTGTGCTGGAACAACGTTAGTTACTCCTTGTAAATTGGAACTTGGCTTTGTTTGAGCACCAGAAGTTGCGCCTCCTGTGTTTGCTACATTAGTTTTATTAGATGCCGCTTGTGTTCCTGCTGGGGCACCGGGTGGTTTTGCATTAATTTCTTCTAAATATTCTCTAAACGTTTTCATGTTCTATGCCACCATTTTACGCCGCCTTTTGATCGTCCTGGCGTCTTAGGACGAGTACTTTTATTCAATTGCGTAATCCTCTTCGTAATTGGATTAAATTTCTTTGACCTTGCAGTTTTTCGTGCAATTCGTTTTCCTAATCGTGCTTTAGTTTTTCTCAACGTAAAGCGTTTCTTCATATCTATTGGTTTAGAACACGAAGCCGCTGTAGCAACTAATCTTCCTTTGCGCCAGCCACTAGTACAACGAAATTTTTGCACAACTTTTTTACCACGGCGAGCCCAGACTCGCCGTGCTTCAACAATAGGTTCTTCACCATATAGATCTGTTAGATTCATACGTGTATTTATGCGAAAAGAAGATTTGGAAATTATTATTTAAAGATGGTTGACAACATTGCGCCAAGTAATGTAATAAAAACAGCGCCGATGCCCCAAAAGAAAACTCTTTCTAAACGAGTAATTTGATTACTATTATTATCAATTTTTTCAGTTAAACGTGTTTCCGAGTCGTCAATGTGTTGATGCAATGCGCCATATCTTTCGCTACAAATCGCCACATGGGCTTCGAGGCTGTCAGCCTCAATATCATATGTATCGCCAGAATGAACATATAACTTTTTAACTTTTGGATCGTCTGCCATTAATAAACTCCTATAACATTACTATTTATGGTGAATTAGTCATCACAAAATACGTATTTTTGATTTTTAAACCTTTTGTTTCAATATGTTTAAATTTATCAATAACTGGCATACCATTAAATTCTTGCATTAAGGTTTTTATATTAATAGCACCGACGTGTTCGATTGCAAAAGACCACATCCAAATATTCATTACTTTATTTTTGTATTCAGATCCAAACTTAAATTTTGTTGTTTTTTGTCGTTTTTTTTCAGGAAGATTTGAGCCCAAAGGTTGAGCTCGCATACTAATACCATTAATAATAGTATCCCAATTTTTTTGTGAGTTATCTTTTCTTCTTATTGAATGCGAAATATCTATTAAAGTATATAAAGTAAACCACGTTGCGTGTTCAAGATTAAACTCATGCATCATAACAAAGATATTTATTGGCCAAGAAAAAACCCCTTCCGAGGAAGGGGTTTTAAACTCTTTCCATACTAAAAATTAGTATGCGAAGTCAGCAACTGAATCTGAACTAAGATCGATACTGTCAACTGTACCTAATGCACGAAGTGAAACTTGTAGTGCGGCGGCTGTCCATGCTGTGTCGCCTTCTACTGCGAAACGGAAACCGGCTGTCCCTACTACACCTAGGATTACAACGGTTGACTTTGTTGCAACCATTTCTAGGATCTTCTGAATTGTGCTATCAACACCCAACTTTGCTGTTGCATTGCCGGCTATTGTTACTGTGAAATGTGATAGTGAACCTACTAGTACTTGACCTGAGGCTACTCCACCATTAACTCTTGCTACCATTGGATTTTCTCCTGTTATATCATTTGCATTAACACGATTTGTATCAATGCTTACATGTATTTATACAATCGAAGGAAAAATTTACTACTAAGATATTTTATTATGTTGAATATTCGCGTCTTTTGCTTTGTTTTCGGTTAAAACGCCTACCTAAAGCAAATCCACCAAGGGCTGTTGCAACCGGTAAACCTATACCAATAGCAATCTTAGACCGTGTACTCATACCGCCTTTTGTTCCGGCTGGTTGTGCTAATTCCATATCACGTGGGGCAACGACTTTACCTTTCTTATTAACTGGAATAAATTTCTTCTCTTTAGATAATTTCATTAAGACTGGATATAATTCCGATCTACGGGCACGTATACGAAAGGCTTGCATACATCGCGTAATAATTAATGTTTTTTGTCCATGCTTTAAGTTAGACCAATCTGATGCTAATCTACGAATCGCTTTATATTGTGCATTATCTACACGCAATTGTTTCTCAAATCTAAATAGAAATTGACCATCAACTTGGGCATTAACTTTTCCTTTAGCAGAATATGCTAACCATTGTTTCAACTGAGGTTGGTTAACATTCAATGAATTACGAAAAATTTGGCTGGCTTCTTGGTCTGCCATTAATGTATTTGTATCATCTGTACCGACTAGACCGCATAACAAAACATACATATCTGTACCGTTGGTACGGAATACATTCCAGTTAGAATACATACGAGTCTTATGTGCATAAGCCATACCCGTTGGAGCATATTTGAATTCATTTTTAAGAATTGTTATAGTACAGGCATAAAGGAAAACTAGATCAGCGGCATCTTTAGCAGTAAATTTCTTTATCTGCTTTTTTTGCCTTACTAATCTGCTTTCACAGAGTTCATTGATAAATTCTAATTCCATAATAGTATTTATCTGATTGGCGTTTTCGATTCTAAAACGACTTTTGAAAATTTTCAGCACTAAAGACTAAACGATCAACAATCTTTACAGCATTACCAATATGGTCAACTGCTACAAAACCCTCTGGGTCTCGTACTTCGATAGAGCCATCTGGCATAATTTTAAATGTATCCATTGCTTTAATTTTGCTCATTTTTTCTGCAAACATGGATTTTACAGCAAACAACGATAACCATACATGATATAATTGTGTAAAGTTTTCTTTATTTGCTTCAAAAAAGTCTAGGCCTTTTTGAAGTTCTTCTGTTTTCCTATCAACAGTATCTTGTCTTTTTGAACCAGAAATTATTTTTTCATACTTATCTTCAAAACGAGCAACATGACTTGATGCAAATGCTAAAGGATTTTCAGGGATAGTACCATCAGATTTAATACTAGCATTAATTGTTGACTCTAAAGATTTCTTAAAATCTTTACCCATTTCTTCGCTCTCAAGAAACTGAAAAACTTTCTGGCCGGCTCCGAGAAGACTTTTATGCGCGGTATTAATTGCTGAACTAATCTTATTAGTTTCTTCTTTTGTTAATGTTACTTGCCCACTTACGTCATGTATTTTAGCATCTTGGAACCAAACATCTGAACTTGGTTTTAAATCATCAACGCTTGCGCCAAAACTTGCTTTCATTGTAGGAATAGTATCACCATCATACTTTGTATGAAAAACAATACCAATTGTTGCTTGCTCAATTTGGTTTGCTATATCACTGCCAACCGGAACAGCATAAGTTAAACTATTTGGAGTAAATGTAAGATATTTTTCTCCATCAATCTCTTTTACCTGTTTAATATCAGATGTAAACAATAAATCGCCTTGTAAAATACCTCGATAATCAGGCGGAAAAACTTTAGGTAGATGCTCTAATACTTCTTTTAATTTACTACGCAACCCACTTAAATCAACTGCTTCGCCTTTATTTGTTCTGTCTGCTTTGTTTTGGTCAATAGCATCTGGTGTGTCCATTATGCGAGGAGTTTTAGCAAACAATCCTTTGTCGCCCATTACAAACTTACCAGTCTCAGGATTAATACCTGCAAATATAGCAGGTGCTCCATCCCACTTAGTTGTAATGTTTACGCTTTCGGTGGCACTACCTTCGAGCATATCTAGTAGGCCTGCGGCAATATTTAATGCATCTTCGGCACCTTTATAACCACCATGTATTAAACTATCTTCAAAATGAGTTAAATGAAGATTTTTACCTTCCGCTTCTGCTTCGGTAATGCCGGCCATTTCCATATCATCTTTAATAGCCCTGCGTACTTTTGCAAGTTTATGGAATTCTATACCTTTTTTACGAGGGATTCGAGGTCCACGGAACTTACGTTTTTGTTTAATATTAAGTATAAGTTCATTAACCTTCATTATTAATCCTTTTTAAAGCATTACTAAATTTATCTACATTGCCTGTGCGGATTGCATTTAAAAACTTTTTTTGTAATTTTTCTGCTGTATCAGTATCATAATTCTCAGAAATCATATTCATAATATTTGATGCAGAAGTAATAACGTGGCTTGCGCGGCTTTCGACTATCAATGCCTTGTTTTTCTGCGGTAAAATACTATCTATTTCATTTAAAATACTTTTTATTTTCATTTTAACAATTCCTGATTATATATATTTATGCTGAGTTACTTATTGAGCTTATTCATATTAGATATCATTTTACGAATATCTGCTGATTTTGTTTCAACAGTTTTACCATTTACTTCTTTATCATCAGTAACATTACTTGTACGTAATACATTTTTATATATCGGAGTTGTATTATCATCTTCCTGGTCTTCATCAGACAAATCTTCAATACGCAAACTTTCTAAATTAAATCCCAGATCAACTCGTTGCCCTACACCACTGCTACTACGTGTTTTCATAAACTGTACTTGATAACGCCCTCGTTCACGCATTGGCGCACTTGTGAAAATACCAATAACATTATCTGCTGTTTGTACTTTACTTAGTCCGCCAGCAATATGACTATGATCAAATTCAATTTCCTCAACTGCTGTTCTGTTTAACTGAGACGCTGTTATTAATAATGTATCAAGGTCTACTGCTAAATTACGTAATTCTTCTGCAACATATTTGTCTTTAACAAACAAATCACTTGGACTTACTCGTTTATCATTTGGCATCATTAGATCTAAATAATCTATTAATATTGCTTGTGCTTGCTTACCGTGTTGTATTTCTAATTCTTTGAGGAATGCTTTAATTTGCCCAGTATTAACACCACTTGGCAAATATACAAGTTGTAAATTACCTGAGGACTTTTTCATCATTCGGACTTTTAAATCAACATCATCTAAACTTTTAAATAAACTTCTACTGCTTAACCCAGTTGCCATACTATCAATACGCATTGCAACCAATTCTTCACTAAGTTCAAGTGTAATATAAACAACATTTAAACCTGCTTGCACCCAATTCAATGCAAGATTTTGCAAAAATAAACTTTTGCCTGCACCAGATGTGCCAGCAAAAATACTTAACTCACCTTTATTAAATCCACCAAATAATTTTTTATCAATTGATGTCCATCCTGTACTTACTTGCCCATTATTATCTTTTAACTTCTGTAATCTTTCTTTTGGATTTGCAAAATAATCTGTACCTAAATTCTTTGCCAACCCTACGCTACTTGCTTCCTTAACACGTTTTTCTACAGAGAAATATTCTCCCTTTTCAATATCATCAGCACTTGCTAAAATTGCTTGCTCAAGTGCTTTAAACTTTGCAAAATCTTGAAACTCATCTAAAAACCATTCTTTATGCCTTGCTGTAACCTCAGCATCTAATTCTAATCCTATTTCTGTTTTTGCTTTAATCTGATCAATAGTAGGCATACTGTTATATTCATCAGCATGTTTATTAATAAATTCAACCGTTGGTCTTAATTTATTATTAAAATATGTAGGTACAACTAATGATTGCACTCTAACATATAACTCTTTATCACTAATTAAAAACCCCAAAAAGAGTTTTTGGAGATCTTCTTTAAATTCTTTTACCATTAATTTTTCTTCTGTCGCCTTATATCTAATATAAATTTTGGATCTTTTATTAATTTATCTTCTATCAAATTGAATAACTGTGTTACACTCAATGCTTTCCGTCGCAAATGTTGCATAATTCTTCCAGCAATTAATCCTTGATTATAATTCAAATTAACTGGGCAATTAGGTTTAGTTGTTACAACAGGCTTTGGAACTGGAACGCCGTCAATATTATCAGTCTTCTCATCACTTGTTGCATTAACATCTACACCAGTTTTATCTTTAATTAAATCTTTTAAATTTTGATTTTCTTCTTTCATAACATCAATTTCTTTTTGTAACTCATCTACTCTTTTAAACAAATCTCCTATATGTCCCATTATGCTATCCTTTTCTTAATCCCAATCTTTGTTGGATTATTCTCAACTGACTCTAATATACTCTTTAATGTAAAAATTCTTCCATATTTCTTAACTGCATCGGCAACATCTTTTATTTCATCATCCCATTGTGGAAAACTAACTCCCCAATTATAACGAAGTGCTTCCTCAATTAATCGTTCACCTGTTTTGTCCCTGTCCGGAACTAAAATAAATTTTCTATTAAATGTATTTAAGTAATCTGCTTGTACTTGATTTATTTTTGAGCCGAGTAAACCAATTCCATCGATACCGATAGCATCAAATGGTCCTTCAACTAGTATAGCATACTTGCGTTCTGTTGTATATAATTGATCTAAATTAAACATATAATTTTTTTGTGTTTGAACATAATATTTTGGTCTATCAGTTTTATTTGGATATACATGTCTTGTAATCCAGCCAACAACTTTTTTCTTAAAATAGCATGGTATAATTATACGTTCATTTAAATTCATATAGGTATTAGGTGTCCAATAATAATTCCAACTACTATATACTCCTTCTCCTCTAGATTGCAAATATTCTAAAATATACTCTGGTGTATTCTCATCTATTGGTTTTGCATCTTTTGGTAATGCTTTTTCTTCCCAATCTAATTTTATCTCTTCAATTTTTGTATTAAATATTGGATTAATTTCTCGTTCATTATAACTTTGAATTTTTAATTTGTTTACTGTAGTATCCGTTATGCCCAACCCTTTTAACAATTCAACAAACTTACTACCTAAAATACCTCCAGGTTTCCAGCCTGTTTTAAATCCACAATTAAAACAGTTAAACACAATTGAATTATCAGCAGTCATGTTAAAACCGCCTCGTTTACGTATGTCAGGACGAGTTTCACCCATTGCAGTACACATAGGGCAATTCAACGACATCCAGCCGCCAGGACTTGCTTTCTTACCAGGAATTCTTGTTAGAATTGTTGATCTTAAATTGTCAGCAAACATCTATATTATAGTATAAGAAAAAGTGCAATTTGTCAACCAATTACTGTGGCTACCAAATGAACACGATCCACTTCGCCGCCATTAAACGCATTATGGTACTTTGTATTATCAGTAATCCATACTTTACCATCTGCTGGCATATGCATTACCTCATTATCAATAACCATTAATGCACCAGGGTTAGTTATAATAGGAATGTGCAATCTCTTTTCCGGATCTCGATGCCAACTTAATGTAGTACGAGGTAACTTCCAAAGTAACCTAACTCTACCTAATTTATATTTGGTTAATAATGTATCGTAGACTTCTTTATAATAAGTATCTTCAAATAATTTAACAAATTCAGTATATTGTGATTCATCAATTACTTCTTCACGTTGAACTTCGACGCCTGTACTATCAGGCTTGGTCCAAAATAGTCCTCTTACATTACCACCAGTAATTGAATTCGGGTCACCAGGAATTTGAGTTAAACAAATTGCATTAATATCACATTCGATGAGAGGAGATTGCCGTGCCACTCTATCATCGATGAGTTGTAAGTCTTTCTGAAGTTTCCCAATATCAAATTCTATATCAGGGTCCTTGTAAAAGTTCTGTATCATTGTTTAACTTCTATGTAATACCTTATCTATTGTGCCAGTATTACCAGCATCATGTTCATAAACAAACCTAAGCCAATTACATGATAATCTAAAGTTACTAGCATCAATTCCAGTTAATGGCGATGATGTTGAAAACGTTAAATGGTCTGCTGTAGCATTGTTAGGATATAAATCCACTATAAACCAATTCGTTGGGGCGTCTAGATCGAGACTGCCTTCAACCCAAAAACTTCCTGCCCAAGTTGTAGCATAAAGGGCACAAGTATGTAAATTAGTTTGATAATTTTTTGTTGGACTAACATCAATTCCGGCACTTTCATATCGTGTACCATTTAAAACAAACGTTGTTACTATTGCACTAGCCGAAGGTGTTGGTATAACTCCCTCAATAAGTTCAATCGCACCTATAGCATTTTGAGATGTATCAACATACATAACGTTTTGTTCATCATTTAAATCTGTTGACGTTACACTGAATTCATAAAATCCTTGATCTAAATTAACTGTATCTGTCCATGAAAAAAGTACATCAAATTTTCCATTGGATCCATCGGTAATCGTTGGCACTTTTTGTACTGCTAAGTCGCCAGTATTTGCATTCATAACATTTAAATATAACGTTAACAAAGAAATATTAGCGGGCCTGCGATTTTCATCAAACACTTGAAATGATATTTTATCATCAATTCCTTTGTGTACTTTTATTACGTCATTGTACATAGTTCCGCTTAATCCTCCGTCTGTTAATGTTAAAGAATGATTTATTTTATATGTGTAAATATTATTAACAGCCATTTGCTTTCACTCCAACACTCATAAAGTATTTATCGGAATAAGTAATAGCAATGAATGATGACATAAAACAATTGATCGAAAAATATCCATTCTTAACTGGTATTAAATATGCCAGTAAAGAAATTATCGGCATTATACAAAATCATAATTCTCACATTACTAGTATCTATTCTTTTGATTTAATTGGAGATAGCGATCTTAAGAAAAAGTTCTTACACGTAGGTGATACTTGGTGGTGGGAAAGTAATCGTATTACGCCAATAAATTTATTCCTTCCGTACGAAATGGAACAATTTCGTTTTTGCTTACGAAACTATATAAGTAAAGATGTTGAATTTTTGTTTGGGCCAATTACAAGTCTGCATAACATAGTTAGAAAACGTATTAAGAGACGAACAGTACAATTAGTACGTAAGATAGATAAAACTTAACTACATTGTTCCACTATTAAATTCATTTGTACTACAATCGCAACTGCATAAGCAATCGAATGAGATTTTTTGAAATAATATCCACCGTCAATTGGTGCAATCCAAACTTCCTTGTTTATTGTATCCCACTCTTCATTTAACAAATAACGCTTAGATGGTCTTATAATTGCTAACACAGATGCTAATTGTTCAACTGTTCGTGGCTTTAACTGAGATACTATTTTATAATGAGCGTGTATATGAAATAACTGTTCAACAAAATCTTTATGGTCAAGCAACTCCCACATTGGTTCTTTATTCATTAAACTATCTAAATGTTTCTCATCATTGATATCTTTATAAAGATTAACATTCAAAAGATCTAACTTAAAATATCCTCGCTCCTCAGCCATTTTATAATCAATAGTTGAGGATCCTGTCAATGGATTTACTGGTATGCTATTAAAATATACGCCAGTGTTATGCTTTTTATCATCAGTAATACTTGCTGGAATATGTTTTAATACCGTTAACACATCATCTCTATTTTTTAAATCAACATCAATATCAGGTAATTTCATAGGCCGGCCTCTGTTAAAACTTTTTGTACAAATTCAACTTCGTTTGGATCATTTTGAAATTTATGACTCCACGTTCCGGGATCTAATGCATCTGCTACTAATGACATTTGTTCATCATTAAGTTGTCCTAACATACTCGTACCACTTTGACAATTAAATACAACCCATGGTGAAATTCTCCCTGTCCTAATCCAGTATGTAAATAAATTTGGATTTACTTCTCTAAAAAAATAATACCATAGTTTTCCAGATTGTTCTGCCCATTTTTGCATAAACTTAATACTACGTTCCATTGCAACATCTGCACTTTCTCTTTTAGAATGATCTCTTACATATAATTCGTATGCGGCATCTTTGGCCCAATCATCCATTTTAACTTCATGCTTAATAAGCCAATCGACAAATACTTCAAAATCTAAACAATTTGCGTCTTGTGCAAACTTTCCAAATTTTGTAAATCCTAAATAAAATTGTGATTTGCGAAACTCATCAAACGGTTTATCTTTTGGTCTAACCGCAGTTGAATTTAAATGATGAAAACGCTGAAACGCTCTAAATCCTAATTGCACATACTTTTCATCCTGGCCCATGTGCCTTCGTTTTTGTTCACAGGTATGGTTACCGAGAGTTTTAACACTTTTAAATTCTCGGTTACAAAATTTACATTTAAATCCGTTACTTCTTTTTACTTCTACGTTTGTCATTAAAGATATCAGAAATTTGCTTGTCGTTGTATCCGAGTTTACAGGCAAGGTCTTGGAGGTCATCTTTTGTGTTCATTTCCTTTAACAAAGTTAATTCTTCATCGTTTATAGTTGGATATACATCTAATAGAAATTTATCGATAGCGTTTTCCTTAGTTCTACTATTTGGGGTTCCAACCCATTGTCCAAAATATTTTTCAGGACCGATGCCTATTACACTTAATAACAACCATTGCAACTCTGGATGGTTACTTATATCGCTGTAATGATCATTACATAGTTCATTAATAAACATTAGATAATGTTCTTTGTTTCGGTGTGTACACGTTGCCCAACGATGTATCATCCAAAAATTTACTTGACTGCTTTTCTTCATTTCAGGAGGCAACTTATTATAAAAATTTCTATCTCCCTTATTAATTGCAGGAAGTATGTCTTTAAACATATCAACTTTCATTGTCAATTATTTCTTCATGTTATTACATCACCGATGTCAATTTGATCTGGAATTTTGTTTGTTTCTTTTATAAAAAATGCACATAATGGATTAAACTTATTTTGCAATGGCATTGCTAATAAATGGCCAAATTTTAATTTTGGAAAATACCATTTAAGTTCAACAAACACGTTTACGATTTGTACAGGTGCCCAACTAGGCATATATCCTTTCAATGGGTTGTATAATAACGTTTCAAAACCTCTATCATTTAAATTTGTTAAAGGTAATACTTCTAACATTCCTTGGCCTGGATCGCCTACTAAAATATTCCAATCTAACGGCATTTGAATTTGAAACTCGCCGATCTGTAAAACTACTGCCGGAGAACTAAAACTCTCCAAAAATATCAAAGGTAAGAAATAGTAATCAATAAATGTTGGGTCTGTTACATCGAGAACACAATATCTTACATCGTCAATTTCGTCAGGTAAATTATTTAAACTATACGGTTCATTTTCTACTGTTAATATTTGCATACACTCTTCCTACGATTGTTATTATAACATCTTTTTTTTAAAAGTGCAATCATTTAAATGACACTTTTTCAATATCAAACGGATACTGTGCTTCTCTATAATACTTTTTACGTGTCGTTAGATGCCTTTTACTATATTTACAATTGCTAGTAACATCCCATATCTGCACAAAGTTTTTATCGTGTGCTTTACGTATGCCTCTACCTATACTTTGAATAACTCTTACAAATGACTTACCGGGCTCAATAAGAACAAGATTAAAAATCCTAGGAATATTGATTCCCACAGAGGCCACGCCGTAGGTTGCAACAATAAGTTTCGTATCGCTTGTTGCAACTTCGTCATAAGTTTCTTTACGGTCTTCATTTTTAGTCGCTCCTCTTACAAATACAGCCTTTGGTAATCGTTCAATTAACATTTCTCCAGTTTTAATTTGTCCAATTAAGACTAAAGTATTTCCTGTTTCTGCAATATCACCTATTACACCAGAAAGATAATCAATACGCTTAGGATCAGATACCAAATATTTTAATTCACTTGGATAATTTGGATACTCAACATCGTCTTTTAACTGCAATACCTTAACTTCACAATTACTCAGCACACCTCTTTCTTGCAATTCGTGGGCACTAATAGAATTAATTACCTCGCCCAAACTTGCTTTAAGACTACAGAACTCGTAATCCTCTTTTGGTATTGTACCTGTTAGTCCCCAACGAATAGGAATATTTGCAAAGACGCCTGTAAGTAATTCTTTTAGCACATCTGCTTTTGCTTGATGTACTTCATCTACCATTACACATACAACGCCTTCAATAAATTGTTGTATATCAATTCCGGCTGTTTTCTTTTTGCTCTTTTTAAGTAGAACATTCAAAGATTGCCATGTACAAATAGTATGTTGGCGGCCAAACTCTTTACGATCACCATAAAATACACCCACGTCGAGGCCAATATTAATATAATCCTCTTCTGTCTGCGTTACTAAACTCTTGTTAGGTACTATAACAATGCTACGCCCGTATTCTCCTACTAACTTACTTAGCGTAGCAGTTATAATCGTTTTGCCAGCACCTGTAGCAACCTCTTGTAGGCTTTGTAAGTGTGACAGCGAGTTATTAACAACATCTACTTGGTAGTCTCGTAGAACAATAGCCTCTCCCTCATTAACATGCCCCTTAGGCCACGTAATATCACTTAATACATTCTCATCAATTTGATCAAACTTAAAATTCCATTGTTGCCTATGATCCTCTATGTCTAATTCGTATCCCGATTGCTGTAGTATTGGTAGCAATGTATCTAACAAATTAAGGTATGTCCTACCACCTACATCGCAGAAACGTATCATACCATCCCAGCGTCCTAACTTATACGCAGGCATATGGTATGCATATGGTAGCATAAACTTGACGGCCGCTGATAACTTACGCCTCGTAGACGGGTCAACGTTTTCAAATTTAATGTTTACTTCGTCACGGATAACGAGTTTTGCTGTCGGCATCTTTGTCGTACCTAAATATTACACCACAATATCCACATATTGCTTCCGGTGATTTTTTGCTTACACGATAATAAACAATAGGATGAGAACCCACATTGTCCTCTCCTATACAAGAAATACTATTCGAACTTGTATAAACTATTACTTTTTCCATTACAGTAAGTTTATATGAAATTGCCCTTAATGTCAAGTTAAAAAAAGGGGCCGGCAATGAGACCGACCCCCACCTGCCCGCTCGGCAAGTTAACTCATAATCTTCCTAACCATGCAAGTCGTTTCTGCTAGACGCTTCCACTTCTCATTGTTAGGAGCCATTTTAAACAAGTCTGCAATTTTGAGTACCATTCGCAATGACACTTCGCGCAGTTTTTCCTTATTATCTTCGATGTACTTAACAATCATTTTTTCTTCGTCGTCGGAAAGTTTATGATCATCCAGCATCCCGTCACCAACAATCTGATGAATACGAAGCATCTTGTCTTGCATTGTATCCAATGTTAGATCCAAATAATGACACCTAGAAATAATTGCTTCTAAATGATCTTTGATTTTGCCCATCCGGTTGCCCTTCATATGAGCATCGAACTTCAAGTTTGAAATAAAGATAATCGAACCCTTAAACTCAAAATGATCCGGAATACCTTCATTCCGCAATTTAGATGAATCAGCGTTCCAATAAATCCTACGATGCTTACCTGAATCCAACGCACCCTTAAGGATGTTTAGTGACAACTCGTCCCAAAGAACTGTGTCACAATCATCAAGTACCAGCACCATGCCCGGATCACTGTTCTTAAATAATAGAGCATAAAGGCCCAACGGAGTCATTGCTCCTTTAATAACCTCATACTTGGCCTTCTTGCCAGCAAGTTTATTAAAAGTGTGATGCTTCTCGAGCGTACTTTCGACACCAAATGACTTACCAACACCCGGAGGGCCTGTTACAACCATACCTCGTACGGTACCTTCCATTGTTGCTTCGGTCATCTCATTTAGAATTTCGAAACGCTCACGAATTCGTTCAATTGCTTCTGCTTCGGTTTCTTTTGAAACTAGAGTTGGGTCTACTGTACCAGCAGGTACGTCTTTACCAACAAACGAAAAAGCGTTTTTGTCAGCAACCCTGACTCGAATAAAGCGATTGGGAAATCCAGCAACCGGCGTTCCATCAACAGTGATGAAATTATGCTTCTTGCCTTCTGTGAAACCTTTTGTAAGAGGAAAAACTACACCCTCAATTGGAGTGTTACGATACTCTCCAAAAACCTTTACCATTTGAGCGGACATATAATTACCTTTCGGTTGGTTGGTGAATTAAATAGTTCTCATTAACTATAGTATAATAATAACACATCTGGGTGATCTGTCAACCTTAACTGGGCTATTTTGACGGTTAAATGCAAGATTTCTTGGATTGTTGCAAAAATACAACAGATTACCCTGATATTTTTAGGGTTTCTTTCGCATCTGCAACTTGTTTCGTCGCGATTGCGTGTAAACGAGAATTGCCCTTATCTAGCACCTGCAAAAGAGCCTCTTTTTCTCTAATATAAACTTTAGCAAAATTTGGATCGTGTTTTACGATGCTTTTGCTGTTGCTGATCAAATCAGCCAATTTTACCGTTTGTGCATCAGCACTAGCACTAGCAGAATGCTCTCTGTCCATTTCTTTCCTAAGGGCTCGATTTCCATCTTCGAGTTTACTTATATCAGTTAGTTCATTTACTAGTTTAGCGATCGCAGGACCGAAATGCTCAACAATTTCCGCATTCGTGACATTTGTGTCTTCAACGGTATCGTGCAAAAGGGCGGCCGCTTGCATTACTTCGGATCCGCCAACCGATTTAACAATCTGTGAAACTTCTATTGGATGGACAATGTAATCCTCGCCAGTGTACTTTCGTTTCTGGCCGATGGATTCGTGGGCATCTTTAGCAAACGCCAAAGCCTTATTAACCACGTTCTCTTGATCTACCTCTATAATTCGCATACTATCCTTCCAACTCATTTAGTATACTTATCAACTTTCTCATCTTGCCAACTTTTTTCTGCCAGAAGCCTTTTGGTATAGGCGTGTTCCAACCATTTTTGCGAGCATTGCTTATACTAGTAAATAGGCCTGCCTCAACCATAATATGGGCCATGATCCAATGCTCCTGAATCGGAACATTTTCAATATCATCAAAACCAAACAGTTCTATATCTTTATCAGAAATGCTCGGATGGACAAAATTAATTTCGTTAGTCACTGGCTTGTGCGGCCAACGTTGGCACTGCCCAAAACATTAAGCCTAAACCAATACCAGCAAACATAAAGAACTGGGCGAACGTCATTGTATCCTGTTCAAGGCCGCCAACGGCACCCATACACAAGAACAAACCTGCAATAAATCTAATCATGTTAGACTCCTTAAATAAAAACACTAACAAGAACTATTAAGCCAATTATTGCACATGATATCAATATTAACGATACAATAAATTTTGCGATATTTGGCAAAAATGCAACTACTAAAACTAGCAGTATTAAAAACAACAAAATCTCTAACATACTATTTTCTCCTCAATTGGATCGAAACCACACTTAGCAACTACCCACTGTTTTCCGTCTGGGTCTTCGACTATATCGCCAACGCTCGTTGAGGACATTGGGCCAAGCCGTTCAATTTTCTCTTCTGGGCCTTGATTCCCAATATGGAATACGCCCTCTAACGTCAATGCATCAATGTTGGCAACGTGCTCAAAAAATCCGCCAGCAATTGCTTCGCTCGGATCACCAAAAACACTGGCTTGCAACCGGGCTTTCTGCTTAGGAACTGAATCATGTCCAGTAGCATTAACCTGGGCAACCTCTTCATCTGTAAGATGAACCTGAAACAATTTAAACATATTTCCCTCATTTCTCATTATGTATACATTATAGCATGATATCTTGGTTTGTCAATCATATAAGTCATTGAAATATAAGGGTTTTTAAATTATTTTAGCATAAAATCGGCTAATTTTGTCATTTCTTCCTGGATTACGTCAGTTTCTGCACCCATTTGACGGGAAAATCCAGCTCTTACAAACCTCATAGCAATAGCCATATCTCTGGCAAATTCATCATTTAACGGAAGATTGCGGTTATCAGCAACCTCGCCAATGTAATCAATTACCTCGGCTACAATAGTATCCAAATCATCAGTATCTAAAACAGATTTATTTGGATTTAATTGTATAATATTATCTTGGGACATTGTTATTCTCCTTATTATGTTATATAATAATAACAGAAAATAACAGTTTGTCAATCATTACAAATATATATCTTGGTAAATATATGTATGAGAGCATTAGAATTTTTAGTTGAGGCACAAGAAAAACTAGATAGTGACGAATTTAAACAAATTCTTACTGCTGGTGTAGTTTCACTCGGTAACCTTTTTCATAAAAACGGATTTGAACTACGTATTGTTGGTGGTGCAGTTCGAGACCTAATGCTTGGCAAATTGCCCAAAGATACAGACTTAGCATCAGATGCTACACCAGACGAAATGGTTGAAATGTTTGAAAAGGGCAATATTAAGTATATTCCAACAGGATTACAGCACGGAACAATTACCGCTGTAATTAATAAAGAACAATTAGAAATTACAACGTTACGTGCAGACGCAGAACATACTGGTAGACACGCTACTGTTGAATTTATACGTAGTTGGGAAGAAGATGCTAAACGCAGAGATTTAACATACAATGCTATGTCATTAGATTTAGACGGTACAGTATATGATTATTTTAATGGAGCAAATGACTTACAAGATAAAGTAAGTAAATTTGTAGGTGAACCGGAACAACGTATACAAGAAGATTATTTAAGAATTTTGCGCTACTTTAGATTCCAAGGACGCATTAATAATCCTACTTGGGAGAAAGATACATTAGATGCTATAAAAAGCAATGTTAAAGGTTTAACACAAATTTCTGGTGAACGTATATGGATGGAAATGCAAAAGATACTGTTAGGTAACAATGTAAAAGACATATTAGTACATTTAGAAAAAACAGGCGTTACAAAAAATATTAATCTACCATTAGATGATATTGCACTAGCAGAAAAAGTTAGTACAATGCAAAGTCCTATTGTTCCTTTAGCAAGTCTTATGCGTAATATAAAAGATGTAGACGCGATAGGTAATGCATGGAAACTATCAAATGCAGAAATGCAACTTTTATCTTTTTTAACTGAATTTAAAAATACACCTCTAACACAGCAAAGTGCAGAAGAATTTTTAGTTGATGAAACTCATCAATATTTTGTTTATGCTCTTGCTAAAATACAAGACAAAGATGCTATTGCAAATCATATTAGAAGTTGGCAAGTACCAGAATTTCCTGTAACAGGAAAAGACTTAATTAGTGCAGATGTAAAACCTGGTCCTAACATGGGTGCTTTACTAACAAAGTTACGAGACGAATGGAAGTCTAAAAACTACAAACCTAGCAAAGAAGAATTATTATCAACAGTGATCGATGAACGGTAAAGATCCATACGATTATAGTAGGCAAATACAAACTGGTAAAAGTATGGGCGAGTTCGGAGATGTAGATACAACACGAACCATAGGAAAACAAGGATGGAAAGTAAAAATAGAGACAAACCCAAGAAAGAAAAAAAGAAGCCGAAGAAGCCTAAGTCTTAAAATTAAAAACTGGCTCCGGAGGAAGGATTCGAACCTTCACGCCCTGCCAAGGACACTGAGTAAACCGCCCAGCATGTCTACCAATTCCATCACTCCGGAACAAATTCTTTAGAACAAGTTACACATTTCCATTGCACGAATAAATCTAGTCATTCCAATGCCGCCGCCTACACGTGGTATAAAATCATGACTTAAAAATTCGTCCAATTCTTTGTTAACTCTGTCCTTGCCAAACGTTCCATGCAACAAACTAGCATATTGCCCATCACTAATTGTGTGAAACATATCATGCATTTCTGTTGTATCTGCTGACCGTTCTGCAGAACCAATTGTTTCTTGTCCACAAATAATTACATCAATTTTTGCGGCTGTTCCATCACCATTTTGTTTCATGTTCCAAAATGGACTTGTGTAATTTGGAAAGTTTCGAATCATTTGTACATTACCGTACTTTTCATACATTGCAGTTTCTTCTGCATGTGTTAATTCTTCAACGCCAAATTCCGCTGACCAATCAGTGTAATCTTTTGATGTAATTGCATCAATTGATGAAAAGCCTACTGCTTCGCATAAATCCAATTCCATTCGATATAAGTCATTAATATCCCCTGGCATTTCGAATTCAAACATAGGAAATATAAGATCATGCCTACCAGGTATAGCATTAGGCTCTTGCCTATATGATGTTGAGACACAAAAAAAGCCCGGAACCTCAGGCTTAGTAAGTAACTCGTATTCTAACCACATCTGTCCTGTTTGCGGTAACGGCCAAACTTGGCCGGCGTAATTATATGTTGAGACAGTTGTTGGATCTTCGCATGCCGCTAATATACTTAAACGATTTTGCGTATGTACTTCTTGAAATCCTTTGTTCAAAAAAAAGGACCGTAAACGGCCCACGCTATCCGTGAATTTCTCCGGATTAATAAGTTGTGTCATATGTTTTCTCCAGTCAAAAAAATTTTGCTCGGAATAGAACTAAATTTTCTTTTATTTTATTTATACAATTGATCAATAACCGTAAGGTATAATTACATAATGTATTGCCAATACTATTCCAACTGAAACTATTAATCCTAACATCATTTTAAGAAAGTCTCTTCCTACAATTGGAAATACGTGCTTGAATTTATAATTTTCCATAACAGTTGATATAGCAAGTTCTCGTCCACATAGCAATCCAACAAACACCCAAGTTGTACTCATAGGAATGTCATTTAATTCTTTAAAGAATAACAATATGAATGCATAAACTAAATTAATTATTGTTGCTGATCGAACATACCTAGTGCCTGTTTTTTCTAAAACAATTTCTTGAATTTTGCCGCCATGTTCTCGAAATGTATATCCTAAGAACACTACAAATACAACAGATATAAAAAGCATCCATTCTATAGACAATGCTCGTGGGAGGAATACAGCAATATTTGCCATATCGTGTGATAACCAAGTATACCATAAAAACCCAGTTGTGCCCCATTGAGCAACACGCCAATATCTTTTATGGTGTTCTTTTACTTTATCATGTTTTTCATCAATTAATCGTTCTAAAACAATCCATAAACAATACGCAACAACTGCGGCCAATGCATAACCCATAACAGATTTTACAAGCATTTTTTCCAATACAAATGTACTAGCAAATGCCGATAACACTAGGAATGAGGTTGAAACTGGAACGCCTATTCGCGTTAACAATAAAAGTATGGCTGGTGCTGTAGCATGATACCATTGCACTTCTTGAAATGGTATTTTATTTAATCTACCAAATGATATATCACCTGCATTAATATACCACCCATACCACATAGTTATTAATAGACCAATCGAAGCGGCGGCCCATAAAGTATACCATTTAAATTTTTCTGAATTTGATGCTAGCCATGGACCTAAGGTTTGTACACTATCATTAGCAACAACAGAATATGCGGCTAACATAAAACCTAGGATCATCCATAACAAAGTTATATCCATATATTATAAAGACTCCAAAAAAAAAGCGAGTGACTATTTCTAGTCACCCGCCTAAAAGTTAACTAAACACTCGCTCGTTATTGTTACGTCTGTGACAATTAACAATCATACCGTGTTATCTTTTACTTAATACTTCTAATTTCATCATTATAGTGTTTAGCGTATCGCGATTGATGCCTATGCATCAATGTTATTTATATTAAAGTATATTCTCTCTTGCAAGAATTTGTTCATCTGTATCAGTTAACTCTACCGAAGATCCAACATTTAATTCTAAAATCTTTTCACTAATTGTTACTCTCTCCTTGCGAAGATCTGATAACTTTGATTGAAAAGATTCCATACCGTGACGTACAAGTTTCTCATAACGTCCGATTAAATTATTAAGTTGGACTCGTTTTGTTAATAGCGTACTAACACCCGTTTCAACGTTTGCTTTACCAACTTTATCACGCAAACTATACAATACAGATTCAACCTCTTCTAGATGGGTTAATTTCTGTTCTAAATCGGCGGTCTCTTCACCTTGGCCGTGAGCAAGATTAACATCTGATACCGCTTGACGAATTTGCTCTTGCAAAGTTGCGGCTCTACGTAAATTGATTTTCATTTATACACTCCTTTTAATTACAATGTGTCAAACCATTATATACTATGTTTATCAACTTGTCAATAGTTATTTATTTGGATTCCCATAAAATATATTAATTTCAGAATCTTCCAAACCAGCAACTCTCAATTTAACAATATTATTAATTTGGAATTGCTTTGCTTCCAGTGCTTTTAATACACCAAGAAATTGATTTCGTAAAAGTCCAAACTGGTTAATTAATTCTGTTTGATCAACTACTTCGGATTCCCCATCAACATACGCTCCGGCATCTCTACTAGTCAATGCCCGTTCATATTTCTCTAAAAATTTTCTAAAGGTTCGTGCTCTAATTCTTCGTAACTGAATATTAAGATGCTCAAGAATTGCTTCAATTTCTTGTAACTGAGAAAAACGAGTCTCAACAATAGCAGGAAGCACACTTGAAGATTTTTCAATTGACCCATGCATGGGTATCTCCTTACGTGCTTCTACTAATTGTTCTTCGTAATACTCGATACAATCAGGAAGATTACTAATGTTACTTGAAACTTTCTCATACCAATTAGCCATTAATATTCGTCATCCGTTTCTTCGTCCGAATCTTCAAATTCTTCTACTTCATTAAAATAATCACTTAATGCATTATCTAAATAATCATCTTGTCCTGTATAATCTTTTAACTCTTCAACGTCGCCGAGGCCATCATAAACATCAACGATTCTTCTTGCGGCATCATATCTATCCTTTTGGGGGATATAATTTTTAATTGCCGTCCACATTTCTGTAAAGAAATCAGGTAATTCACTCATACTTTTCTCCGCAATAATATATGCAATCGTGGATATTTACCTATTCCTCATTTATTTCTGAAGAAATAGGATCATTCTCAACTTCAATTACCGGTTCTAATACTACTCCATTTGCTTTTTCTTGCAAAATAATCGGTAATGTCTCTGCATTCCATCCCTTTCTAAAGTATATATGTTCTTTTCCAGTATTGTCTTTATATAATAACCTATTACCTTGCTTAACAAGATCACCAGATTTTTCAAATAGATCAATTAATCCACTGTATGGGCTCATTCCTGTCTCATACGGAATCTCAACTTGCACTGATTCAAATGGTTTTGAAAATCTTGTTTTCATGACTTTCATTGCGGCTCTAATTCCTAAAACCTCAGAAACCTTATTACCATCTGCATCAACCTTAAGTTTTAATTTCCGCATAGCAACAACAATAGAACTTGCATACACAAACCCTTGGCCGCCTGATATCTTGTCATCTGGATTAAACATATCCTGAGAAGAATATGTATGGTTTGTAACTATAAATCCAATTGGATATGGAGCAATATTATTAACTGTATTACGAATTAATGCTGTAAGCGCCTTAGGCTTGCGTCCTAAATCACCTTTTAGATCGCCGGCTTCAAATTGTTTAATATCCGTTGGCGATAACAACATACCTAAACTATCAATAATAATTACTACTTTTGGGCATTCGTCGTATTGCTTGCCCCCGTTTTCTTCTTTGTATCCTTTAAGAAATTCTGATAATGTTTTAGCAACACTATCAATCATAGATACATTAATTTTTAGAAGTTTATCTTCGCTTGTATCTACACCAAGTGCTTGTAGCCAAGTATTGTCAAGTGCATTTTCGCTATCCATCATAACAACAAAGCAATCGGACGCTTGTGCATTACGGGCTAAATTACCGCTCACCACTAAACTTTTTCCGGATCCAGATTCGCCAGCAAACATTGTTACCTTACCGAGAGGAACACCTTTATAAAAGTCTCCGCTAATAAGATAATTTAATGCATAACTGCCAGTGTCAATCCAGTCCTTAGGATCATTGAAGCCGAGACTTAAGCCATCAATGTTTTTTGTTAAACTTTTTCTTAATTTAGAAAAATCGTACGGTCTTACCATTTGCGTCCTCCATGTGAATGATTGGGAGGGGTTCCCCCCTCCCAATAACTACTATTCAGATGCATTCTTACGACTACGAATCATAGCAAGAATATCTTCTGCACTTGATTTCTCAGTATTATTAGTAGCAGTTTCTGTAACCTCTTCCTTATCAGGTACCGGTGTATCAACCTCTTCAACAGACTTTGATGTGTCGGCTGACACAGTTACAGTAGGTTTTGAAGTTGTTTTATTTGGATTATCAACACCATATGGGCGATAATAATCGCCCCATTTATTAGCATCATAAAGTTCGCCATCAACTGATGCTTCAAACATTTCATAGATTACCTCTACTCCTCTTGCGTCTGGACGCTTTGGTAGATAATCATTAAGTGTGAACAGACCATGTGTATTAATTGCCTCAAGTTCCTCTTCTCCCAAAGTACGCTCACGACGAGCCCAGTTCGAAGTTGAATAATCAGCATACTGACCTTTCTGTGTTTTAGTAAGTCGGAAATCTGTACCGCTTGTATAATCAGTTGGTAAGTTTTCCATTTCAGGATCCATTAACGCCGCTTTAATAATCTTAAAAATAGACGGATTAATAACAAAGCGTCGAACTGGATTCTCTGGTTTTGCATCACCTTCCAATGGATTATTTACAACAAACCCTTGAAAGATGTATGAACGCTTTTTCCAATACTTGCGACCAATGTCTTCAAGTGTCGGGTCCTTAAACCATGGACGGATTTTTGCGTGTACTGGACAGGTTTCTCCCCACATTTCAATGCACGGTACGTTAACCGTAACTGGTCTTGCTTCGTCTTGCCCTTTTACTCCAGGGAAAGTAATACGAATCATTTGACGCTCTTGCCAAAAGAATGTATTGCTTTCGTCCCCGTCGGGAAGAAAACGCATCGTTGCTGTAGTATCGTTGGGGATATTCCAAAACGCATAAATTGCGTTATCTGTTTCGCGAGGTCCAGACTGACGCTGATCCTGTGCCGCGAGTTTTGCCCTTAGTTCTGCCAATGTAGCCATTATTAGTTCTCCTGTATTAGCCTAATGTTAGTTTTAAGTTGAGTTTTATATACTTAACTAGATACAGTATAGTATCTAATTCAACAAATGTCAACCATTTTTTTGTGACATAAACAAATTAACAATAATATATCCGGCTGATCAAATCTCATCAGAATCAACTATTTCCATATCTGCTTTAACTTTTGGAAATGCTGAATGATCTGGTAGATCATCCTTAACTGTAAACATTAATTCTTTTACTCTTTCTAGTGATTTATCTTTTGGTGTAATAGTACCGGAGTAAATTGTATCATGATGATAATCAGCAATAATTTCATTGTCGTCGGCTTCAAGTACTTGCCATTGCTTAATAGCATTAGTTAAAATTGCATCAACAACATCTTTTTTACTATCTGCAACCCAAGAACGACCAGGACGGGCAACGTCTAATACAATGTATTGCGTTTCCTCTTCCTCTTGTATAGTCTCGTTTAATAAATCATTGAGTTTCATAATAATATTTATATCCCTGCTAAATGTTTAAGATGATTTATTGCTTCACTCTTTTTTGTTTTGGGTCCAAAGTCTTCTGGGTGTTCTTTCCAATGTTTATTTAAGGCATCAACATACTTCAAGTATTTCTTCGACTAACATAGATCAATCCCTTAAACGCCTGCTAAATGCTTAACACGATCTAATGTTTCTGAGACTTCGTCGTCTTCGTCGTCATTATCGTCGTCATTATCATCGTCAGTTTCTTCCTTCTTGCCATTTTTAGCATCAAGCATTTTCTGGAAAGCGGCTTTTTGTGCTTCGCTTTGTGCTTCGTCTATTTGTTCTTCGTCATCATCAGTTTCGGCGTCTTCAATAACTGGATCTATACCTGCTAAATGTCTAACACGGTTTCGCGTTTCAAGGGCTGGGTCTGCATCATATTCAAGATTTTGGCCTAAATCATCTAGCTCTTCTTCTTGCCCTGTGTTGTCAAGATAACCTTCTAGATGTGCAAGTTCGTCTTCCTGCATACCTTGCTCACTAAAGCCAAGATCATATCCAGTAATGTCACTAATTGCTTTTTCAAAACCCGAATCAGTATAAATTTGATATGGACCATCATGGTCAACATAAACACTTATGGTATTATCATCCTCGTCGTCTTCATCGCCAGTTCTAACACTAATAGTCGAAACATGAACCGAATCAACTGGTTCATCAATACCATGTTCAGAATTCATCCAAATACTATCACCTGCTAATGGAATATCTTTATTAACAGTAATTTCTGTTTCTGAAAACTTATCTTCACGAATTACTGATTCTGCTAATTCCCAACCGTCAACTAATGCACTGTCTAATTCTTCGGCGTCAATCACTTTTACTTCGCCGTCCTTAACTACCATTGCATCAGTGCCGTCGCCTTTATATTGGCGTGGCTCGCCTTCGTTAATAACTTCCTCACCACTTAATGCAGAATAAACATCTTCTGTTTTAAGATCATATTCCTTTGCAACTTCTTCACACATACCTTTAATCTTACGGATTAATGGTGAACCGTCACTCATACGTGGCAAGTTTGCCATACGTTGTTTTGCATCAGCAACTGCGCGACTAAAGTCTACAAACTCATCTTCTGAAATTTTAACTGTTTCAAACAATGCTTTATCACTAGCAACATCTTCTAACCAACTTTCAAATTGCTTACCTTCTGGTGCATACATATCATCCGGCATTTCTTCGGGATTCTCATCATCGATACTTGGGCCTGCGTCAGCATCAGCAGAGGCTTTTTTAGCAAACAACCCTTTATCTCCGGCTCGTTGCATAACAGTTTTAACTATATCAACTTCTTCACTCGAAATGCTTGCTCCCTCGTCTTGCATTTTCTCACCTGTACGTGCCAAAAATGCTGATAACAAGTCATCCTTAATAATTGCTGATAACTCTCTAACTTTGTAAGAGATCTCATCTCTTACACTTGCAAACTTCATAATATTCGCACTCGAATATTCATCTTGGCCTGCTGATGGTGTATGAAACTCTGCTTCTTCGGCTTTGCTCTTAAGTAAATCAATGTCCTTTAACTGATCGCCAAC